CTCCGTGCACATTGCCAAAGGAGGCTGCAATGTAAGGGGGTAAAAACGGAAAGTACACTCTCCTGCCTTTAAAAAACCTTTATAACTCATTGTTTCTCTTTTTTTTGGCCGATTTTTCACATTACGACCAAATAAAACGGAATGTGCAATTATCTATAATTTTACTATAATTTTTTGGCCGCAATCGTATCGAAAGAGCCACTTAAATATAATTTAAAGGTCATTTAAGCACTGTATATTATATAATAGTACACCAGAAACCTTCTATCCACATAAAATACCTTCTACAAGGCCCTATTTACGCGTAATTGCAGCAATATTCCATTATTATAATCTATCCCCACCGGTGCACATACGTTTGCGCAAAAAGCCTCATATTTAAACAAAATAGATATTAAGGTGCAAAAATACCAATAAATCGCATAAATATCACTTACCTTACCCATTACCTTACCATTTTACCTTACCATTTAAGTTTAAAGGTACGTAAAAACCACAAAAAAATATTTTAGTTAATAAAATATAAAAACCTTTGCGAAAGTTACAACTATAACCCGTGCCTTTATTGGCTTTAATAGCGCCATGAGACTTCTCAATGGTGGGATTATCTATTGCAATTCAAATAAATTATCCTGCCTTTCTTTTTTGGCCATCAGGATGGCCTCTGAATTCATTAAGTTCATCAATAAGTTGAGAATTTATGCTTTCAAGTTGTCTATTAACAAGTTTAAGGTTTTCAATGATATCCTTATAATGCCCTAACAACTCTGCATCGCCTGGTGGCGAGTTTGTTTTATCCTCAATCATTTCTCCTTCACCAAGTATTAACCATTTTACGCTGATACCGTCAAATGCGTGCAATATTTTACAAATAACATCATATGATGGGGAATTCATTCTCCCGGTGACAATATTCCCGATTGTTGTATTGTTCTGAAGGCCAATCTTCTTACTAAATGAATTTTTGTTGAGATTATAATATTTTATGATCTCTACAATACGTTGATTTATTGACATATAAAAAAATAATTGTAAAAAGTAAGCCTTATGCTTGCTTTTTTAGGTTATATGATAGTATCTTTGCAAAGATTAAACAAACATAAACAATTTTTTATATGGCACAACGGTCGGATGATAAAAGAAAGTATCCCGAACAGACAGAAATACTCAGGGGCCTCAATAAGGGCGATATCAAGAGAATTGCTGAGGCCTTCGGTGTCACCCCAATTCACATTTCAAAAATTCTGCACGGATTCTCAAACGACGCCAGAGGAGTTATTGAGATTGCACGTGAATTGGCTGATAAGAATGTAAAATCGAGACAAACCGTACTATAACCTATAAACCATAGCAAAATGAAGAAGTGGCAAGAATCTCTAATCCAGGAAGCACGCGAACTGCTATCCGAAGAGCACATCGACACGAAGACATCAATATTTCGCGATTTCCCTGGCGTCTATAAGTTAGACCCTAAAACGCGGGAACATATCCAGGAATCTCTGCACACCTATCTCAGCAGCAACGTGATTCCTCTCCTTATCGATGCGATGCGTCCTAAAAACCCTGATAAATAAAGATGCTATGGAGCCGATGCCTTCGGGCTGAGGCTCCTTTTTTCTGTGCAGAGCGAGATGCGGTCGGATCGAATCCGGCCACAGAAACAAAAGGAAAATATGCCAATCTACCGCACATATAATAATCAATCGCTGCTCTGTTGTACAGTCAATGAGCTCATTGAATGTGGTATTTCAAATGAGTACATTTGGAAAGCTCTCAATTATCATCGAAATGGAAAATTAAACACTTGGCCACACCATAAAGAGGGCCGCAGCATATATCTTCACTTTGATGGCCTCGCAGATCAATACAAAAACCTGATCACTCAACTGATTTGCGGAGGTAAGGATCCTCATTCGATCTCCTTCGAATCATCCATTCAGTCCCTCCTCAACGCCCGCGCTGATCACGCGCATTACTTCGATGAATACCGACTCCCTGATGGAAGGCATCTGCCTCCCCGGGATAAGAGCTCGTACATCGAAGCCTGCCGGTGGATGGAACTGATCCTGCTCGTCAGAGACGACGTAAAATTCGATGTAGGCAGGTTCGGATTTAAATCTAAAAAGGCATTCTTTCAGGCGGTTACATCATTTATTGCCGCCAAACGTATAAAGCTCCCGACGAATTACAGACGGCTCATGGAGAAGGTCGAGCAATACAAAATCGCTGGCCCTGAATCCGTGATTAAGCACAACTATGGCAATGCGAATACTGCCAAAGTGAACCCGGAGATGCGCGCGCTGATCCGCCAGGTTGCATCACAAAGTAACCAATTCCCCATTGATCAGATTGTCAAGATCGTAAATCATACCGGTCTCGACAGGGGATGGCCCGTAATCACCGCTCAGACGGTTCGTAATTACATCAACGAAATCGAAGTTAAATCGTTCCGGGAAGGCATCGGCCAGTGGCGCAACGCGTTCGACTTTATTGTGAAGCGGTTCCGTCCTTCACAGCCTAACTTACTGTGGGTCGGTGACGGAACTCCTATGGAACTCTTCTACCAGGAGTGTGTCCAGGACAGCAAGAATCATCAGATCATTAAGTACTGGAAACGTAAGATGGTCTATATCATCACTGATGCATTCAACGACTTCATCGTTGGGTACGCCACTGGTGAATCAGAGAGCGCCGAACTCGCTCGAATAGCATGGAAACAAGCCTGCATATCAGCAGAATCACTTCCCCACCAGATCAAGGTCGATAATTTCGCAATCAGCAAAATGCGACCATTCTACGAAGCGATCGCGTTGAATAAGGATTACTTCACACCGGCAGCCGTCGGTAATGCTCGCGATAAGACGGTGGAGCAAAGTTTCGCAAAACTCAATAACCTCGTGCTTCGCAGGTTCAAAAACTACGCAGGAGCCAATATTACGGCTAAACATCAACCCAATCGTGACTTTTTATCCAAGATCAGACATCAGTTCCCTGATGAAAGTGGTGTACTGCAGCAGATAGACATTGCAATATGGGCATGGAATAACAGCATCCGGGACAACGGGAAGAGCCTGTTTCAGGAATGGAAAGAAGCAGACCGCTCCCGGGATCGCAAATTAAGCGATATAAAGAGACTTCAGTTATTTGGGCAGATACACTCCCGTGGCGATATGATCTATCAACACAGGCTTACAAATGCGGGAATTAGGCTAACAATTGAAGGCATCACCCACAATTATATGGAGTTTGAACCGGAATTCTTTGTAAAGAATGCCGGAAAGGAATTTCAAGTGATCTACGACGAGTGGGATCTGAATAAGATCCTGATCACCGCTGACGAGGGGTCTACGAATTACCTGGTCAACCGGGTTGAGCCCGTTCCGATGGCCTTCGCAGATATGCAGGATGGCGATCGCACAAGATTGAATCGAATCCTGGATATGAAGAAGAATGTCAAGGGCCTGATCATGGATATGCACGACCAGGATCGTAATCTACTTTCCAGTGCTGGGATCGATCCGGCCCGCTCGATCGAAGCGGAAGGATACGCAAAGGGCATGTTCCCGGTCGGCAACGAAATCAAAGGGATGCTCAATGAATCCAACAATCTGCTGAAAGCCCCTACTCCTGAGATTATCGACGAGGAGGAGGATTTCTACGTGAAAATCGCCAAAAACAATATTTACAACATACAACTTAATCAATTGGAGGACAACGATGAATAAAACAGATGCATTCCTGCGCCAATCCTTTCGTGAGATGGCTGCAAGGCTCCCGGAATTAGCTGAGCTCGACGCGCTCGGCAATCAAAAAACTGAACTTCGATCGATTCTTGGTCAGAGTTTTATCAACGCCGGAATTACAAAAACCAAGAACGGTGAAGTAATTAGGGCAAATAAGTACTACGCCGCGCGGGTTCCTGTCATGGTAGACCATTACAGAAATATCAAATCTCTTTACGAACGTGAAGGGCAGACAGCGGTAGAACTGTACATTCTGAAGGTGCAAGAAAAGTCGACCCCCACCGAGTCAACAGAAGGGGCCGCCATAAATAACAATTTAAAGTAAACACATATGGAGACCACAAATGTAATCAAAATCAATCTGCAAATTGCAGTTAAGGAAAGAATTCAGGTTACCGGCAATTTAACTGAGGTAGCCCGCTCACTTGGAATATCCCCGGCGCAACTGATGAACGTCCGTGATGGCAATTGGGATAAGGTATCCAAGACAATGATCAACACCCTTGCGGCGAAACTCGGCGTTAAAAAAGACTGGGTAACTGCTGAGACTGCCGATTATCGCAGAATCGTCGGCATATGCATGCACTCTCAAAAGAAGGGACTTAGCAAGGCCATCGCCTTCGATCCCGGCTGTGGCAAAACGTATGCACTCAAGGATTATGCGTCCAAATCTCCCAACGTGTACTATATTGAATGTGACGAGTATTGGACAAAGAAGGTATTTCTTGAGCAGTTGCGTAAGGCAATGGGACTCACTGAACCGGGACTGTCCGTGCATCAAATGGTCATGGAGATCGTTGAGTGTCTGAATGCGAAAGATCTCCCCCTGGTGATCATTGATGAAGCCGACAAACTCAAGGATGGCGTCTTGAACTTCTACAAGACGCTCTACAACAAGACTAACTGTGGATTTGTGCTCTGCGGGGCTCCATTTTTCCAGAAGCATATTCTCAAGGGAGTACGGCTTCAGAAGCAGGCCTTCCAGGAGATCTATTCCAGGATGGGATCTGAATTCCTGCCCCTCTCCGGTGTCACGCCTAAAGCCATTAAATTGATATGTCAGGTTAATGAAGTAGGCGACGAAGAATCAATCGCGCGCGTGATCAACGCGTCAAAGAACGATCTGCGCCGCGTGAAATCGGAAATCGAGCAGATCAAAACAGAACGTTTAACTAACGCTGCATAAGGAGGATAATCATGTCAGAACATTATTCCAATATCATTATCATCGCCATCGGGAACGCCGATGGCCCAGTGGACTTCCAGTCAATTATCCGCGCGATTCAGGGAGGGTCTCTTAAATGCAGTACTGAAGAGATCCTAACTGCGATTGTTCCGGCAACTGAAAAAGCAAAAGAAAGCAAGGATCAATCCTCCAGTGGCGCCTCCAAAGGCGTTAAGACTAAGGGTTCAATCCTTGATAAAATTAAGGAAAATGGCTTGCCAAATACCGTTCCTGAGCTGAAGGAGTTGCGTGAGAAGGTAAAGAGCAAGATCTACAATGACAGGCATTCCAAGAAGTTGACACCGGAGGCTGAAAGAGAGCTAAATGCAACGATTGCCGAAATCGAAGAGAAAGCGAATCATTTAGAAGTGGAGGACTAATTATGAACCCCAACATGGTAACTATTAAAAGAGACGTTCTCGCAGCTCGCTGCCAGCAATTGCTGAATATGTCACAGGCACAGTGGATGGAATTTCAGATCGACTGCGGCTTTGACTATCTCCGCAATCAGATGGTTGTACCTGAAGAGACTGTGAAGATGCTTACCTCCGGCAAAGGCCTGTTCTGGTCATGGTGGCGTAACATATGGATGGAGCAGGATGAGACTTTCCTTGCTGAAGTAAACTGGATCATCAACCCTACTCATGAGCAGGTTATTGAGCTCAATAACATGTATCGTCGCATTCATAATGTATATGACGTGCGATTATTCCCTTCCAAGACAATCTTTGAATCCTATACAAAAGAACTTGTATGAACGAACAATCAAATATTGCAGCGACAGTCACACCGAGCGAACAGATTCGAATATTGAATAAATATAACAGTCTGCTTGCCAAGCGTGATATCGCAGGCGTACAAATCAAATCGTCAACAGAGTGGCTTAATATTAACTCCTCCGATGATGATCACTGGCACAACGTATTCCGTGATCGTGAAGAGCTTCGCTATAAGTATGCTGAGCTAACCAATGAACTCTCGGATATGATAAGAAAAAATTCATTTTTACCCATATTCTAAATCAAAAACAATGCAAAAAGAATGGAAGAACCATCGCGGAGAAACTGTCCCTGCGCAGTATGTCTCCAAGTTCGACAAAAAGAAGGAAGTCGTAGTTGCAAGAATTGCTAAGAGGGCTGAAGAATTGAATAAGGCTCTGAAGGCGTTCAAAGAAGCAGCTATCACTGATACCGACATGCTCTACCAATTGATGTTCACCGAACGCAATATGGAGCCAAAGGGCAAAGGAAACGCTACATTCTTCTCCTTCGATAAGGAATTGAAAGTTGAAGTTGTAATGGATGAGATTGTCGATTTTGATGACAAAATCACCCTTGCCCAGGCGAAGATACAGGAGTTCCTGGAGGAGAAGACAAAAGGTGCGGACAACGACTTAGTGTTGCTGGTGAATAATGCATTCACCACGACTAAGGGAAGGCTGGATAAAACCCGCGTTTTTAGCCTGTTTTCTTTGAAAATAACGCATCCAAAGTGGGTGGAGGCTATAGACCTTATCAAGGCTTCAATTGCCGTTAATAACCGCCGCAAATACATCAACATTTCCCGCCGGGACAGTAACGACAAATACGTCCCGATCCAGTTGAACTGGTCGGCACTTTGATTTAGGATTTACCGGGAAGATAAGGCGCGATCACAGGCGCGCAGGCTCTTGGTCTCAGGGTTCGATTCCCTCCCGGTGAGCAAAACAGGATTTAACATGACATGCATCGTTGGAGTAATTGACAGGGCACGTAAGTGCGTTGTGATCGGTGGCGATTCAGCCGCGATCGGTGATAATAGCGTCATCATCAGGAAAGATCCCAAAGTATTTTTTAACGGTGAATTCCTGATCGGATGCACGACATCATTCAGGATGATTAACCTTCTTCGATTTTCATTTGTGCCACCTGAAATTAAGACAAAAGACATCTATCGGTATATGTGTACAGACTTCGTTGATGAAGCTCGAAGGTGCTTCGTCAACGGTGGATACCTGATGAAGGGTGATCATGGTGATGACCGGGGAGGTACTTTCCTGGTCGGATATCATGATCGGCTCTTTGAAATCTCGGAAGACTTCCAGGTAGCTGAATCTGCGTCCGGATACGGATCGGTAGGATGTGGCTCTGATTTCGCGTTGGGAGCGCTCTATATCCTCATAAAGAATAAGACATATAGTGATAGTCGATTGTTGGTAAAACAGGCCCTGAGCGCCGCAGAATGCTATTCTACCGGCGTGCAAGGGCCTTTTACGATATTGAGCACAAAAACTAAAAAATAGAAGCTTATGAACAAACAGGAAATGTGTCAAACACAAGAATTCAAAGATCTTGTGAAGCAATTTTTAATCGAGGAGGCTTATGGAGCCTGTGACATTGAATTGCATCTTAGGAATCATGGATTATGTTTTAAAGAAAGGGCCAGTGATGAAGAAATTGAAATCAGGTTGGTGAACTTCATTGATCGAATAAAAAAATCATCTAAATGTAGCCATCATGGCGAATCTAATCATTCATCACGAAGCATGATCGATAACCGAGTGGAGCGTGATAAGCATGAATTTTCTCTGGGATTCATTGCAGCATGTGCAGTGATCCTCCAATCTCATGGAGAGGATACAATTGTTGAAGATGCCTTAAGATGCAATTCACTTACCGTTGATGAAATGCGTGAAATTGGCGTCGATGAACATGATATTGAGATATTAATGCCCGTACTCAAAGAAATCGAACGGAAAGGGAGGTTGTCATGATTGAAATAACATACAGAAATGGATATTGGGAAGCCTATGTAGGTGGTGCCCTATTCGATTATGCTGAAGACTTAGAAACGATTCTAAAGGTTTTAGCCACTCACGCCGATGAACTCGAGAAAGAATTGAAAGATCAATAATAATATGCCCAGAATGGGCTTAAAACGTAAAGTCATGAAAACAGTTGAAGATTTAGTAGTGAGAGTAACGTACCAAGTACAATTGCACGATGTTGAAATGCCACAGGAGGTATATGATCAAATTATAAAGTCATCCTATAAAGGAGGTATTATTGAATTGAACGGCTTTGAATTTCAAGACGCAGCAGATTGGCTGTCAAATCATATTAACGAAGGAGATAGTGTTTATTGGAGAGCCGAGGCGGATATAGAATAATCATCCCCTAACAAGCCAATAAAATTGAACAGGAACTGAAAGATTAATAATCTGCCCAGAATGGGCCTAATAAAACGTCAATTATGAAAAAACGAAAAGTTATCAATCGAAACCAATTACCAGTAGCGTTTCCTACTATGCAAACACTGTGCGCATTTATGGCACTGAGCTATTTCCAGGCTCCGCAATGGTTGTGGGTAGTAATGGGAGCTTTATACTTTATAGTTTGGATAGCAATTATTATTCGGATGTGCTCCGAGAAACAAGTTGATATTTTCAAAGAACAGGAGTAAAAATTACTGATGGTAGATAAGGCATCTACCATATTGGGGAGGTAGCTCAAGTGGTTAGAGCGGTTGCGTGCACGCTTCGAAGTTGCTTCAGGTTGTTGGTTCAAATCCAACCCTCTCCACAAATTTAATGAATATGGCTTGTAATTGCATAATGAATCGCAACCAGGAGTTGCGCAGACGCACTGGAGATCCCCAGGCGGAGATTGAATTGCCCTTTGTTGAGAATCTTCAGGGTTTATTTTATGCATACCAGTCCTTTCGTATGAAACGAAATAACATCTGGTCAAAGCCATATCGTCAACCGATCAGTGTAACTTATTGCCCGTTCTGTGGGCAGAAATACGACGAATAATGGCAAAGTTAACCAAACAGCAGTGGGATGAATTGGAGGCCAAATACAGCCTCTATTCGCCAATTAAATTGAGATGTGATGGTCATATAATCGATCTTTTTATGAGTATTTATAAAAATCGAGTTATGCATCAATTGTATATTAATGGTTGGTTTAAAGGAGAATGGTTTAATCGCGAGCAGAATCATCCTGAGTCAAAATATTTATATGAAAAAACCATTACTATTAGGACACATTCAGATAAAGAATTAAGAGCAGTGAAACGGACATGCGGGGCTGCGTTTGCGAAAAAATTCGAGCCTAAAAAGGTCAATATCTACCAATCGTATTACCCCTCTTTTACAGCATTTAAACGCCGTATGAATGCGGTTTGTGAAAACATCGAAATCTATGTTGAAAATGAAGGACAGGAAGGTTAAGGAAGATCAATTGAGATCTATCATGGTAGGCATGAGCAGGCTTTCAGGACAATCATTCCTGGACTACCGGGAACTTGCCATCGCTGAATTCACCGGGGGCCAGAAGAGAACCTTCCACGAGCTGAATGTGCATGAAATTGATGCGATGCTGCATCTATTCAAAGAGAAGTCCTCGTCGATGGATCACAAACCCGGCGATCGCATCCGTAAGAACATCTTCCGGTATTGCTATGAGATGAAAGTGATCAATAACGCCATGACATCTTATGAGAAGGTGGCTGCCATCAATCAGTATATACAGGATCACCCTAATATTGGACTAAAAAAGAACCTTAATAAATATTCATACAGCGAGTTGCAGACATTATGCTATCAATTTGAAGTCTTTTACAAATACTTTTTAGAGAGGCTATGAAAAAATACTTGATGATCGGCGTTCACCATACTGTTGAATTCTGTTTCCGGGAACGAGACGGCTTGCTTTGCGGCGTAACCTTCCCGGAAGAGTTATCGGATCGTAACACGATCTACCTGATCGATAACCTGCCTCATGATTATGAGGAGTTGCAGACGCTTGCAAAGAAGTTCTCTGCCGTGCTCAGGGAGGTGCCACAGGATCTATCCTTCGAAGCCTTCTGGGACACGTATAATTACAAGGTTGGGAATAAGGCCCGCGTCAAGAAGCTATGGCAGGCGCTCCCGCAGCAAGATAGAGCTGCTTGTATCGTCAGCCTGGCGCGGTACGATCAGTACTTGAAATTGCATCCGCGCATGGAGCGCGCCTATCCGGAAACCTACATCAATCAACGTCGATTCGAAAACCAATTCAACTCATGATCCAGAAGTTCAACTTTTATTTTGATAAGCATGAATTCGAGGCGTTGACTGATTCCTTCCGGAATTGTGAAAAGGTGATTGCAACCTACGACAAGCCGCACGCGATCATGATGCGCGAGATCTTGTTGAAGTTGGCGCAGCGACTCTGGTCAAGGAAGTGGCATCTTACCAAGCGGAATACGGTCGTACTATCGATCCCGGAGGCGATGGCCTTTTATACCATTTTCAAAGATGTAGTTGTAGAACTTGACATATACACACAGATCGTTGTACAGAAGATCAACGATCGCATCGAACAGGAGATTATATGAGCCATAAAGGAAGAGATCCCGAATTAATTAGGCTTCGCAACATGAAGCTAACAGAGAGATTCTATTATTGGCACGAGGTGCGCCGATTACGCTACGATGACGTAATTGCGAAGTTGTCGTTGAAGGAGTTCTTCATTGGAGAGCAATCTATCATTAAGATTATTAAGGATAACAACGACTATCTAAATTCTATGATCAAGGCGTCCAAGCCTATTAAACAATTAACGTTATTTAGCGATGAAATCGAATGATCCGGATTTATTTAACCAGGAACCTGCAGGTGATGATCGTCCACGAAAAAAGAAACTCGAGATTGATTATGAGCAGGCCCGGAAACTAAGGGAGATGTCCCGGCAATTGAAATTCTCCCCGGGAGGCGTGTTCAATAAATCAAAAATATAATATATTTGCAAAAATAACAATTATGAAAAGAATCGTTGTAATATTGGGCGTCATCATTTCCATAGTCTTAACCTCATGCGATAAAACCCTTGAGCAATTAGAAGGGACAACGTGGGTCGTTGATAGTATAATATGTATTCGAAATGAAAGTGTTTACAAAGAGACAGGCGAAGAGCTCCTTTATGAAAAAACAACATATTTAGAAAATAATAGATATGTTCGTTCTATTGAAGAAGATACTACTGCGAATGGATTTTGGAATATAAAAGACGGGAAACTTTACGTTACAATAGGTGCATCGACAAACATTTTGATTTTAAAAAAGTTTACAAGTGAAAAATTGATTCTTAAAACAGACCCTATAACAGGATTTAATACAACATATTACTACACTCGATTAGAGTGATTCAATAACCCGGAAAGGCGCCTGCAGCAGCAGGCGTTTTTTTTTATATCTTTGCCCCGTCTGTTATCACAAAGTATTCGAAGTCTAATGCCATTCCCGGATGGCCAACTCGCAAGATAGGCGACTTCTATATACTTTGTATGTAAGGTGACAGACACATCCGGGAATTTTTTAACCCACCCACTATGTCTGCCACTGAAATCATTATTACCTCCGAAGATCTATCGCGCCTGCAGGCGCAAATTAACCAGGTCAAGGACATGGCCCAACGGAAACACCTTCAGCAGAAATTGGATGCATTAAAAAAATCCGCGGTACCTGTCGCCAGGGGGCCGCGGATCAATGATTCAGGATTGCGCAATTAGCGCACCTGTGTTACCGTAATCATGTATGCCGGTAAACCTGAGTCAAGATCATCGAACTTACTGATCGAACACCTTTCATTGGCTAAGAAGTCCAATTCAATTTTACGCGGCCCGCCGATCTGTACACGAAATCTCTTGGTAATTGTTCTGTAGGAGTCGGCTGCGAAGGTGTCAATGCTTCCAGATAGAGGGATGTCAGTCTGTCCATCATCCTCGCTCCATCGCAGGTAGGTATAAATATTACCAGGATTGTTGGCACCATAGACCGTGAACTGGAGGTCTATATCGTAGACCCCTCCAACAGGTAATTGGATGCGGTTTCCATTCACCAGGCTAATAGTACCATCCTGTACCAATTGCTCTGTGAAGTAACCTTTCACAGGCGTTCCATTCTCAAGATCGATTTTGTCAAGAGAGTAGGCTGTGAGAATATTGCGTTCGCCGAGGTATGTCGACGACCGTCCGTTGATTAACAGCTCTGAAGTTGTCACGCGCCCGGAGAATATATCAGCCCAGGTATAATCGGAGCTCCCCAGGTTGTATTGGGCATTGACTTTTGGAAGCACTGATTGAGCCTTTTCAAAAAGTGAGTCTACCAGGGCCTCGAAGTGCTCCACTTTAGGTTTTTTCTTCCGCTGAAAATAGGACTTCAGCAGTTCTGAATTTTGTCCAGCCATAATTATTGTTGTGATTGGTTAATAGTGATATCTGTGATTTGTGCAGCAGTGAGATCATCTTCGCTGCTGTGGTCTCTTATGACACACGAGTATGCCAGGTTGAATATTTTCAAGCCAAATACCCCTTGTTCAGTAGAGACCTTCTCGCGCATAAGTCGGGAGAAATGGTTGTCGATGAATTCATCCTCATTATCTCCTGGTATGATATAGCCACCGAACCCATGCAGCGCCTTGTTGATCTTTTTAATCAACTGTAGATCTACTGTTGATTGAACCAGGTCGGGTGCTTCTACACCCCCGGCGATATGCGATGTCGAATAACTATCGATTCCCAGTTTAATTTGAAGAAGCAAGTCTCCCTGTTGAACTCCTCTTCCGATATCGCTGTAATCCACATCCGGGATCGTGATCAGCGCGCATGGAAAGGTAACGGTATAGTTGCCATTCTCCTCTTCATCGTCGGGATATAATTGCCCGGTGTCCCAGTCGATCCAGGAGAGTTCCGGGACTTCATTTTTTAATTGTCGAACAACGCTAAGATAAAATCTGTCCATCGTTTAAATGTTATTTAAATGCGTTTAAAATTTCTTTTGTGATTAGATCTTCGATTAAACGAGTCTGCATCATGCTATTTCCCATGTATTGTCTTTTCGGAATGTTCATGTTCCGATTGTGTGGCTTGACGTAATACTCTCCCACGCTCACCCGGCGCGTTGATTTCTTTTTTGTTATAATCGAATAAACCGCGCGTTTCTGGACGTTCTTGCGCACATGGCCACTGATGGACACTACACCGTTGAAACCTTCGTTATGTACTGCTGCATATGGAACATCAGAGCCGACTGTAACGCTGTTGCTGGTCGTGGAGATGATGCGCACAGACCGGCGCAACCTTCCTGATTTAATCAACAGGGCTCTTCCCTGATCGCTTTTCTTCTTCGTCTTTTTGCGACGTGGCCACGGCTGGTATGTCGTGTCCACCCACATCTGCGCACGGAATCGATCCTTGCTGAAGTTGACAATAATTGTCCCCATCTTACGAGGCAATGACCGCATAACAGCGGTGAGCTTCGACTGTATCTCCGACCAATTGATATTCTCGTCCATCATTCGCTGTCTTTATTGAAGAGTTCTTTAGCCTTCGCTGCGACCTCGGCAGGGAGATCGGTATAATAGGGATGATCCGTTGGAAAGATCACGCCGGTCTTTGCTAAATTGGTGGCAAAGATTGGATCGAGTACTGGAAGAGTGTACTTCTCGATATCGGCCTCCGTGGCCTCACCAGGTAACTGTATTACATCACACCGGCAGTTATATCCATTGGGAGGATAATACGTGTCCCAGAACTCGTCATCGATGCGTCGTATGATTCCATCCAGCTCTGCGTGTTCTTCTCTCACCCGGTCATCTCCGGCAGTGACGTACTGAAGGTAGGGCATCTCCTGCGCTGATTCCTGGTATTCATTCCACCGGGCAGAGGTCTGAGCGGATGCGATCGCAGTGTTATACTCACTCAACAGCCAGGAGCTGTTATACTGATAGCTGATATTATTGCAGATCTCTTTGAATTCCCGGAACGAGCGAACGACCATATCATCGTTGAGCAATGCGCTGGTCATGTCACGCAGTTGGTTGTAATTCTTTGCCGCGCTGAAGGAATAGACCGACTCTTCCAGGTTGCGGATTACAGCCCCGTCCGGTGTGTTATAATCGATGTTTGAGCCTGCCTTGCCAAATCCCTCCAGAATGGCATCGCGAAGCTTCAGCGCAATCTGACGCGTCATGGTTTCGTCGATGACGAAGTCTTCAGGAAGTGTCCCCTGGTATATCATTCTTGCAACCTTTGAAGTTTGCTTATCCAGTTCCTTCAGAAGATCATCGCCCACTGTATTGGTGAACGTATGATGCAGGCCACCGCAATGGGGACATGCAGGATATAGATCCGGGAAGGCGGTCAGGTGATCATAGGGCCCTCTTATCTTCGAGGGCCGTCCGGAAAAAAACGTCTGAAGGATTTAAGCCAGGCTGTTGCCTTCGGATCTTGTTTCGATGATTGCTGCTGCTGTTGTGGTACCTGTGCCGGGTTGAATGCACCCAGCGGATTCAGTTTGCGTGCGCGCATTTCCTTATTCATAGCGTCGGCGTTGTCAGGTTTAGGAATTCCATATTTCTCATAGAAATAATCCGGATCGATGTAGATCACATCATTCAATTTCGTGTCAATCTCGATCCGCTTACCCAGATCTACTCGCTCTATATCGACAAAGTCGAATGCGCCACCGGTGACCTTATAACCGTGCAATTCCAGGAGCCACTTAAATTCGTAGTTCAGCCAATTCACAATATACTGGCGATCGTCCATGTGGATCTGCTCTTCGACATCCATGTGTACTTCACCAAGACTGCGCGCTCCATTGGTTCCCTGTTCCGTAGTCAGGGTCTGGCCGAGAATGATAATGGAGATCTCTTTGTTGCACTGATCGATCAGTGTCGAGAATAGCGTGTTGCCTCCGGTGACATTGGATGGTTCTTTGATTTCTACGTCGGTTCCTTCAGGAATGACCATGCTAAGCGCTGATCCGGCTTCGTTGAGTGCCTGCAAGAGAGCCTGTCGACCTTCCGGATCCTGAAGATTGTACTTACCGATTCGCATCGGTATTCCGAAGATCTCGCAGAACTGAGCATAATCAGAAAATCCGTTACGTTTGAAAATGACATAGGGAGCAGCTTTAAGGATTAGCCCAAGATCCCGTTCCTTACCCGCCTCCAGTGTATAGTTATAATAGGGCATTTCATCCCAGGAAACACCTTCGCTTCCGCCCTGCATCCAGGTTACACGGTGCGTTTCCGGAACCACGTGTTTACGTGGAATCAGCGTATAATCGATGCTATCCGGAAGGAACTGAGTAAACTCCAGCAGGCTGTGGCCATAAAATCTTGAATCGAGTATATCTGAGATCATATCGGAAAACCAGGGCGACTGGATCAGGGTCATGATCTCCGGCATTTCTTCACCGTCCACGGTGAAGGTCATGGGTGTATTGGTTACGGCTCTTTTGCGTTTGTCGATCGCGGAGCTCAGGCGGCCATCCAGCAGCAGTTCATCATAGAGGTCATAAAGTAGGATTCTTTGTGGCCGAGTAGTGCTCTCGGCGCTGCGTAGTGCGTTACGCCAGGATTGAATATCGATCGAATTGCGTACAACTTGCCGTATATCAATCTTTTGAATAATTATCTCAGAGGGTGTTTCCCCTGCTTGTTTTTGGGCCATAATAGGATAATTTAAAAATTTGCGATTTAAGGCGTTTTAAACCCCAAGTGGGGCGTCGGGTTAATTTCATTTAAAAAGTCGCACACGCGTCGAGTTAAATGGCATTTGAATGCGATTAGAGTTAGTAATGATTGTTTCTTTTCTGATTACTCGCCGTGATGATCCCGGTGGCCAGGTTCCCGGATCCGGATCCAGATCCACCATCATCGCCTACAGATATCGGGGGTAATCCAACGGGGTTTATGTGCTGAGCCTGAACATCTTCAAGCCACTTGATAGCGCGCTCAAATCGCTTAACGCGATTTTCGCTAATCTTCTGGGGAGCGTGTGCGCTGTACAGATCGTACAGTACGATATCCTTCGCGAACGCCAGCAATATTGGATTGCGTGCTGCCCCGCGTTGAGCGAAGATCGCGGACACATCATAGCGTGAATTTAGGTACCCACTCATTAACTCAATTGCGGCATCCTCGGCGATATCGACGATGGTCTCATCGTTGCGAATAATGGCCTGCAGGATCTCGGCATGGATGCTTGCCGGATAATCGGTCAATAGAATAAAATCACTCATGTTAGTAGCGTTGTTTGTTTTTGAATAATGTTCGTGAGATGCTCTGTATAGCGCCTGTATCAATCGTCCTGAGCTTGTTGCTGAGCATGAAAATTCCTCCTTCGATACAGTCCGGGCCATCAGCGGGAGAACTGAGCTGTTCATCTAAATTCATGAATTGCTGTTCAAGTCGCTGCATATGGGGATTGTCTTTTTCAGCAATGTTCAGAATTAACTGACCATTGCGATGTAGTGGTTCCAGGTTCCCTTCAATGCGGGTAAACTTCTCAGGCTTCTTACGGCCATCAGGGCGAATCGGTAAGTAGTATCCCTTCTCCTTGCCCTTCGCTAAAAAAAGAGGCTGAAACACCTGTTCGTAAAATGGATCTTGCAAAGAGTTGTTCTCAACGCCGTAATATGCATGGGTTTTTTCGTTTATATAATCGTGCAAATTGAAATACCAGTCAACAAAATTGGGATTGCTGGTGTGATCCAGGTAGCCGGTATACACGTAAAACTTGCCTTGATCTTCAGCGATAAGAAATACTGATTTGTACGAACCCTTAGTAACTTCCTTGTTTGATGGAGCCGGATCGCCATAGACAATGGAAGCCCTAATTTTGCTCAAATCCGGAACCTGTCCCCATACCATTTTTTTGAAGATCTTCCCCTCCGATATCGGATTGTTGAAGTATTCCTTCTGTCCGGCAGCATAGGATAGCTTACCCAGGAATTTATCGATATCCTCCTCGCTGTTCTTTTCAATCCATGAGCTCTTTCCATCCTCACCGCGAATGTTGATTAAATCGATGTAATCAGCGATTTTCATAAATCGCGTTACGCAGCAGTCCTTAGCGATCACATTGCCGTTGAATAGTACTCTATAGCTTCCGGAAACGTCGAGTGTCGGGATAAGAGCTTCTTCAATCCATTTCCATTTATGCGTGATGATATCAGGATTACGGCACTCCTTGTCTGTGTCGAAGTCATCAATGAGAATAGCATCGGCCCTGTAATTTTCATTTCGTGATCCACGGGGTGACTCCAGTGCACCAACGGCCCTGAAAGTACATCCGGCTTTAATTTTAAAATCACCAGCCTCCCAACTTCCCATCGTTACCTGAATGCCGTAATCATTCTTTATGCGCTGGTTCTCTTCGAAGTTGATCATGAAGGGCATTAACAGTCGTATGGCATTATCGTTTGAATTGGAGATCAGCAGCAGATTTTTTATCTTTCCGGTTAATGCAAGATAGGTAAACTCCATCATGGATCGGGTAGACTTAGCAAGTCCACGCGCCCAGGCACGTGACTCATACCAGCGATCATTATCAATAATGCGGCTACTCGCGTCACGATGGAACTGCGCTGAAGGGGAGCTGAAGTAGTTTGGGAAGTAATACTGAAACCATTCTTCAGGATTGGACTCAAGACGCTTGATTCGCTTTGCCTGGTCTGTGGGTAATTCTTTGACAATGTCAGTAGACCGCGCAATATTACGTCGCTGCTGCTCCCATTTTTTGAACGCCTGCTTATCGCTTAATTTCATAATTGCGACATTTTGGAAGATATGTAACCGTCTAACAATGCAGAGAATTCTTTCGCCTTAATTGGATCGATCGCCTGAATGTATTCAGTGATCCCAATCGCTACGTTGATAATTTCACTCACTGTTGTATCCGTCTCGAGAGCCTTGGCGGCCTTGCTGAGCTTACTCAAGATATCGGCTTCAGAATTTGTCGGAAACTGAGCGCCTCTCTCGCGCTCTTCAATCGCTGTGTTGAGCGCTGTAATTTGCGCATAAATTCGAAGAAGCTCCTGTTGTCTGGTAATCGTGAAAGAAGCCTTTTGAACGCTCCACTTCTCAGTCGGATCGTTTACCCATTTTGATAGGGTAGCTTCTGTAACGCCCACCTGCGCTGCAATTTCCTTCTGTGTAAGATGGCTATTTATGTACAGAATCTTAGCCAGTTTCTTTTTTTTGGTCTGTCGACCTAATAATTTTTTTAGAGGCATATGCAAAAATTTAATTCTGCAAACTTAGCTTTCGCGCGCGCAATTTTTTAATTAAATAATAGTCATTATATTTATAGATATAATGAGTGCTTAAATTTTGATAGTCACTAAAATACGATTTGCACGGCATTAATTATTGATACATTTTTGCATTTCCAAATTCATTTAACCCGCAAATTTTTAAGCCTATGCCACAAAAGTTCTTCGATGTTCAAAAACCACAAGAGGGTAACGTCGCACAAATATTAGTTTATGGCGCCTTAGGATGGGATTGTCTCTCAAGTGAGTTTGTGAATGCATTGAACGAATGCGCTAAATCCTATGATGTCATAGAGGTGCACGTGAATTCACCAGGCGGTGACATCTTTGAAGGCATCGCGATGCGTACGGCGATTCGCTCCTGTAAGAAAACGGTAGATCTATATATCGATGCCTTAGCAGCAAGTATGGGCAGTGCTATATGTGCGACTACTGATCGTAAGGTATACATGAACAAGTATGGCCGCTTAATGATTCATCTGCCTACGACTCAAATCAACGGTGATTCTGATACCTTACGAAGCAACGCCGATCAATTGGATTCATTAAAGAATGATCTGGTTGATATCTATGCGAAACGTTGTGGCAAAACCAATCAGGAGATTCAGGAGTCGTGGTTTAAACGCGGGACTGAAACATGGTTTACCGCTCAGGAAGCTTTAGCGGCAGGGCTGATCGATGGTATCGTTGACGGGCCTGAATTAATTGTGCCTGAGAAAATCGATACCCCCACCAATCTCTGGAAGAATTTTAACACTCAATTTAAAAACCAACTCGAATTAAACATGAAAGATCCCAAACGTTTCGTCGACCTGCTCGCGCGGGCTGACGTAAAACTCGATCCCAATGCCACTGAAGATAATATCTACGCTGAAGTTCAGCGCATGGTTGATTCTATGGTATCGCTAAAAAGCGAAAAGAAACAGGTTGATGACAAGGTCATCGAGCTGCAGAATCAGATCACATCACTCCAGGGTGATAAAGTAGCTGTCCTGGTTGATTCAGCGATTTCTGCAAAAAAGATTACCGCTGATCAGAGAGAGACCTACATGTCCCTGGCGAAAAGTGATTTTGAAAACACCAAGAAAGTCCTGGACTCGATGATGGTGTATACCTCTATCGTAGGCCAACTTCATCATGAAGATAAATCTGATGAACGTAAGGACTGGAAATTTGAGGATTATCAGAAGAAGGATCCTCAGAGATTGACCGCAATGCGCAACGCTCCCGCTGGTTCTCCGGATCGCCTTGATTTTGAAAAACTCTATAAATCGGCATATGGAAGTGTGCCTAAACAGTAACCCAATTATCAACTAAACCCATACGAATATGTGGCAGAATTTGAAACATTTCTTTTCCGGGAACTTTAAGTTATCGGAATTTATCAAGGAACACAAAAATGTTCTTTTCCCTGTGCATGAAACCATCACCTTAGATCCTGCCGAGGCTGTCGAAGGTATTGTTAACGCGGAGATCCGCGAAATGCATACGATCATTGTGCTCTCAGATCCGATGTCTGAAGATCTCACTGTTGCTCTTACGATCGCAGAACAGGTAACTCCCGGGGCTAAGGCAATTGTTATCATTGACTGCGGTAATGTTGCAGACAAGGATTTACTTGTGACCGCTCCTGGCATCAGCAAGACTATCACAATGGATGCTTTGCAAACCGCCATTTTTGAGCTAACCTATGATGGTAGCGATATGTACCTGACTAACCTCAGACTCGATCCTGAAGCAGCTCCTACTGCAGCAGTTCTTACTTCGAAATCAATTTTCGTTGAAAGTGCCGCTGGCGTTGTCAGTGTAACTGTTGACAAGAACAAAAACGTCATTGATGTTACCGATACGCTGGCATCTGTCGACGTAACGTTGAATGCCACCATGACCAATGCTCCGGAAGGTTGCGACGTGTTTTTTAAGTTGCAAACCAACGGGACTAAGAAGGTCATCTATGGTAGCGGTTTCGACACCGGTGAATTCACATTTGCAGCATCCAGCAAGTATTACCTGCACTTCGTCAACAGCGATGGAACCCTATATCTTGTTGGACATTCAAAGATTAGCTAACCTAATTATTCACTTAACCCCATTTAAATTATGGCAATTAATAAAGAAATATGGGTGAAATATATCATTGAAAATCTTTTCAAAGATAATTCATTCGTAAATTATAGTTTCGACGAATCCGGTGATCTCATTGGTAATGGCACTGTTGTCCATATTCCCAAGGCTGGCGAACCCAGCAAGGCAAAGATTAACAGAACACAGTTGCCTGCAACGATTTCCAGGCGTCAGGATGTCGATGTGCTCTATGCTCTCGACTATATTACCAGTGATCCGAGATTGATTTCAGAGGCTGAAAAGGCCGAGTGTTCTTACAATAAGCTGGATTCAATTCTCGGCGAAGATACCAGCGCCCTCACTGAGCTCGCTGCTGAGCAACTTCTTTACAAATGGTCAACGAACTGTATGATCATAAGAACCAGTGGTGGTTCAGTTGAAGCTCACGTAGGAACCGGAAATCGTAAAGCCTTGTTAGCGGCTGACCTGAAAAAAGCTCAGAAGCTGATGAACAAGCTGAACATTCCCAAGAAAGATCGCTATGCTCTTATTGACACTGATATGGCTGAACAACTGCAGGCCGACGCAACCTGGAATACTGGCCGCGATGCCAGCCGAATCATGAATCTTGAAGAAGGCACCATCGGCAGGTTATACGGATTCACTATTCTGGAGAGATCCTCGGTGCTTGTCGCTACCAACGCCCAGACTCCCGTGATTAAGGATCCAAATCCTGAAGTCTTCAAGGAAGCTGCAACTGATAACGCAGTTACACTGTGTTGGCAGAAAAATGAAGTTGCCCGTGCTATTGGTGCAGTCAATTACTTCGAGAGAATTGACGATCCCCAAAACTACGGCGACGTGTACAGCGCTTCTCTGTACGCCGGTGGACGTTCGCGCCGTGGGACTAATCCTGGTGTTGTTGCAATTATCCAACAGTCCGCTTAAACAATGTTGGAACACAAATTAAACGCATTGGCGACAGTGTTGGGCGTTGTCCTGGTGAACATGATCCCCAATTGGCTATGGTTGATTTTATCATCCATAGCTACGGGGGCATGTATCTGGATAGGCCAGGCACTCGCTCGCTGGTTCGTTACCTGGTGTCGTAGACGCCTGATGAAAGATACTGGCAATTCGGATCTTCCTGAGCATATGCCAGGCTCCAAGAAAGGGAAGATTAAAACTAAACTTCATAGTTTACTTATGAAAAAATTCATTTTTATGGCAGCCCTTGCATTTTTGGTTATCCATTGCACTGCCACGCCTGCCGGACGCGAGGTGTCCCGTCAGGATATTGAGCAGTGGCACCTGGTACAACGTGGATGGCATCAGGTCGGTTATGCCGATATGATCCATCTGAACGGTACGATCGAAAACCTCGTCCCCTACAACCGCGATAATAACGTTGATTCGTGGGAAATCACGAATGGCGTTGCGGGTATCAACTACAAAAGTCGCCACGTCGTATATGTCGGAGGCTGCAATGCTAAGATGGAACCGCTCGATACGCGGACTGATAAGCAAAAGCAGGCCCTTTATTTATACGTTCTGGCAACAATCAAAGAGCATCCGAATATAGTAATAGCCGGGCACAACCAATTCGATAAAAAGGCCTGCCCCTCATTCGATGTCCAGTTATGGTTAAGGAATAACGGTATTCCGGAACGTAATATTTACACGCCTCCGAAAACGACAACTAAAAAATCCTGATACCTCCTCCTGTTGTGTAAGGGCCTGTACCCTGCTTGCAATGCAGGCCCTTTTTTCAAAACCTCAAAAAAACCAATAATGAAAAAAGCGAAGGAACGTCTTATTGACAATTGGAAAACTACTATTATCGGCCTGATTATTCTAGCAGTCTGCATCTACTGTCTCGTCAGCGATAAAATGAGCGGAGAGGTGTTTGCCGCGATCATGCCTGTGGTATTGCTATTATTCCGTGTTAAGGACACGGCTCTCTGGTTCAGGGATCAGAGCGATCGCAATTACCGTAATCGGTTCGACGGAACCTCAATCGTAATGATTCCTTTGCTGTTCATTATGATGGCCAGCTCCTGCACTACCTATCAACGATGCCAGGAGAAGTTTGGCAATAGTAAGCCTCCGGTGGCTTATATCCACGATACGATAGTTAATGAAATAATTCGCCCAGCAGATAGTAATACTGCCCATGTAAATCTTGGTTCACTTAAGAATAATGTTGTTTACAAAAAAGAACCTGACAGCGGATCAAATATCGCAATTGAATATTCATACGATAGCGTTAATAATACGATGACCATGAAAGCATCGACCCCCGCTGATACCATACACGATACAACCATAATTAACGACACCATTCCTTGCTCCGATCCGGGCTTTGAAGAGCCTACGACAAAATGGGACAAGGTCGCAGATACGTACCAGGTAATCTCCGAGTGGGGATTCCCGATATTCTTTGTTTTATCAATTCTATTTATAATTCTTTTAATGAAAAGGAGCAAATAAGATGGATTTAATACTCTTATATCTTTTCATTGTAATTCTACTTATTGCATTAAGTTTCGACAATCCAAAATCATAATTATGAGTAATATCACATTTGACCGTCAAAATGGTGGCCTGAGCAGGCCGCTCGCAGGTGAAGATCACATTTCTGGCCTGCTTGTTTTCTCAAATTTCTCCCCGGCTGGATTCGACGTTCCGGTGAAGCAGATCATCGATCCTGAGCACGCCATCGCGCTCGGAATTGATCCGAATAATTCGGATGAAACTGTTGCCACCGGTGGGGCAGTACTGATCACTGCAGTGGGAACAGTTGGAAACGTATCAACCATCACAATGGATGGTGTAGTCCTCGGGACTTACACCGTACTTACAGATGATATTGCTGAAGATATCGCTACAGGTCTGCGCGCTTCCATTAACCTTGGCACAGAGAATCATGGCTACATCGCGGGAGGTACAGCAAAGAATGTTGCGCTGACGCCTCCCGCCGGTCTCGGATCCAGTATCAATGGCGGTACGCACCTGGTCTACGCTAATACCGGAACCGGTACTGCGGCTGTTACCCAGTTCAGCGGTGGCGAAGCTTCATTCTTTGACGTGGTTCATTACCATATCAGCGAATTCTTCCGCATCAATTCTGGCGCTGAATTGCACGTTGGAATTTATCCTATTCCGCAGGCCTACAACTTCGACGAGGTTGAATCCATGCAGGTGGCCACGCAGGGTAAACTTCGCAAAATGGCCGTATACATGAAGGATGTCGCCTTCAATACCGCACATATTACGGCGCTCAAGAGCATGCGCGATAAACTTGACGCGAAGCACATGCCGGTCGCTCTCATGTACGGCGCTAACATCGCAGCTATCGACGACCTTACTACGCTCCCCAACTTACGTGCTCTCACCGGAGAAGGTGTAATGGTAAGTATCGGCCAGGATGGTGCTGCTGCAGGAAAGGTGTTATTCGATGCAAAGGGATACAGCATCACCTGCATTGGTGCACAGTTAGGCGCGTTATCGCGCGCCAAGGTTCATGAAAATATTGGATGGGTAGGCAAGTTCAATATGGCCTCTGTCGAGCTCGACGTGCCCGCATTTGCAAACGGCGATCTTGTTACTGACGAAACCTCCTCTCCGGCAAACACGCTGCATAATCGCGGCTATGTGTTCCTGAAGAAATATGTCGGAGATTCCGGAAGCTACTTCAATGATGACCATGCTTGCTGCCCAGCAGATTCTGATTTTGCATTCATCAGCAATTCTATTGCGATGGATAAAGCTGTGAGAGGCTGTTATTACAAATTGCTCAAACAGCTCAACGGCCCCGTTTACGTGGATGCTAAGACAGGACAGCTCCCTGCGGATACTGTCGCTTACCTGGAAAGTCTCGCTCAGGGATTTCTGGATCAGATGGAACGAGATGGCGAGCTCTCCGGAGCGAAGTTCGTAATCAATCCTAACCAGGACATTCAATCAACCTCAGTTCTAAACGGTAGTGTCGGCCTTGTAGGTGTTGCTGTATCGCGCAACATCGCTGTAAAAATTGGTTACGTAAAGAAATTATCATAGTGTTTAATCGCAATTTAAAACTCATTTAATATGGCACAAGGATTCCCCCCCTTAATTAATGGACATGCCTACTCCTGGGCAGATGTTCGTATGAATATTCTCGGTGTTACCGTCGCCGGTATCATCGGCATTAAGTACGATGATGAAGAAGAGATGGAAGATCAGTACGGTGCTGGTAATAGACCGGTATCACGTGGTCATGGTAACATCAAGTGTACCGGCAGCATTACGTTGCTTTCCGAAGAAGTTGTAGCATTGGAAAACGTTGCTCCCAATGGACGTCTTCAGGAGATTCCTGAATTTGATATCCCGGTTTCATTTCTCCCTCCTTCAGGAGTTGTTGTAACACATATGCTGAAAAACTGCCGGTTTGAGAAAAATTCACGCGACCTGAAGCAGAATGCAAAATCTTTCGAGGTTGAAATTCCCTTATTGATGTCACATATTATTTGGAAACCATAATTTCAAAATAAATGAAAAAAGACGATAAAGTAAAAATTTCGCCTGCAGATAAAAAACGCCTGGATGAAATTGCAAAAAGGTATGGCGTTCCTGAGGTTTTCGAAATCAAAGCAATCAACCCCAAGGGTGAAACAGCGTCCGCTGTATTTAAAAAACCTGATCGTAATATTATCAGTGCTTCGATGTCCAAGGAGTCTTTTGACCCGCTGGGTGCAAAGGAAGTGGTTTTAAGATCAAGCTTCCTGGAGGGCGACAAACGCCTTCTTGACGATGATGAATTCTTCTTGAGTGCCTGCACCAGGGTGAATGACATGATCGTCATCTTCATGGCGGAGATAAAAAAAAATTAGATTCCGATGGTGTAAATCCTGATCCGGAAAAGGATTTCATTCGAAAATGTAATGCGCTCATTCGGATTTATAATCACATTGATCCGACGAAATTGAGTGATGATGAATGGATCGCTGCGTATAATGAGATCATGTGGGCGCTTGAAAAAGGGCATCCGCTAACCATCGTAAAGGGAGCATTAGTATGAGTAACAGGTTGGAATTTACAGCGTTTTTAAAAGACATGATGTCGGGGCCTCTTTCTCAACTAAAGAGTAAGAGTACGGTAGCCTATAATTCCATCAAGTCATCGTTCGGCAAAATAGCTCAGGAGTCTCGCGTAGCGACCATGTCGATTGATCAAATTAATCGACGCCTGGATGAACTAAATCGCACACGTCGTATCTCCGTTGATCTGCGACAGATTCGGTCGGCAAACGCCGAAATCCAACGCTTAAAAATCCAAAAAACTAAAATGGAAACTGCAACTGCGGAATCACCCGGAATGGGTGGTTTCGCTGCTGCAGGCGTTGCGGGTCTCATTATCGGCGGTGTCATGAAAGCCGTAGGTTTCGCGCGTGGAGCCCTCGAGGAGTGGAACCAGGGCCAGCAGGCGGAGGCACAAGTAAAGGCTTCTTTGATTTCGACGAAGGGTGTATCCGGAAAACAATACGGAGATCTGCAAAACCAGGCTGATAAGCTTCAGGACGTAACCTTGTTTGAAAATGACGTTACCCTGAAGGCCCAATCCATCTTGTTGACTTTTACAAAAGTTAGAGGTGAGATCTACGATCGCGCCATTCCTGCGATTCAGGACATGGCCACCAAGATGGGAACGGATCTGAATTCTGCCACCTTGCAGGTTGGCAAGGCTCTCAACGATCCTATACAGGGAGTGAATGCACTGCGTCGCGCCGGCGTTCAACTGGATGATCAGCAAAAGAAACTCATTGAGACCTATGTGAAATCCGGCCAAATACAGAAGGCTCAGGAGATTATCTTAAAAGAGCTGAACACGGAATTTGGCGGCAGTGCGCAGGCTGCGGCAAAAGCCGGTACTGGCGGAATGACTCAGCTCAATAACAAATTTAAAGACCTGAAAGAGCAAAGCGGGGCGCTACTCGGCCCACTTGTCGAGCTCAGTGGTGGCCTGGGAAAAGTGATTGATAAGGCAAAAGAGTATATCACGGTTCCTATGTCTCTTCACATGCAATCGGAGCAATCTGAAGTAAACGCTCTCGCTCGTACGCTGATGGATTCGCAATTACCACAGGAGATTCGCCTTCAGAATTACAATCGGTTAAATCAAATTGCCCCTGAAGTACTCAAGAATCTGGATGCTGAGAATATCAATGTTCAGCAACTGGCCGCCAACCTTGAGGCGTATAATACGCAAATGAAATACAAGATTGCGTACCAGGCTAACCAAGAGAAGATCGCACCCCATATTAAATATCAGGAGGATTTAGCTGCCCAATTGAATAAGGCAGAACAGAGTTTTGTCGACAAGATGCGAGGGTTTGATGATGAAACAATTGCAAGGGGAACAAAATCTCGGGTATACTTCGACGAAATGTTAAAGAGATCGAAAAACTTTCTCTGGGCTGCGGAAATGACAGCAGATATGGCAACGCAGCAAAATGAAAAATTTGGTAATATTCTTACGAATAAGGTTATCGAAATGCGAGATATTACCAAATTGATGAAGGGATCTTCTGGTGTAGTTCAGGACATGTGGGCAAATTTCAACAAATACAATCCCATACCGGAAGGCATGGAGGCAGATCCCACGAATCCGTATAAAGAGCTCGAAAAGATCAATTCTTTGAGCGGAGATTATGCTAAGCAAAAGAACATCAACATTTACATTACCAACCTCAACGAGGGTGGTATTAATGTTCACGCGGCTACGGTTAAGGAATCCGGAACTGAGATCAAGGATGAAGTGACGAAGATATTACTTACGGCCATCAATGATGCTAATCGAGTAGACGTATGAAGAAGCAATTTATTTTGAATTCTTTCGGATTGGCAACTGTAGCAGTGAAGCCCTTTGTCCCGTTGGTGCGCCCGCTGGAGACCGGCGGTGGCAATTACCAGGAATCGTGGACGCGCCCTGAAGCAACATCGATGTCTACAGCGGAGACAGGTAAGCAGGTTTACTCGAAGATCTTCTCCGGTGTACCTGTGTGGTGTGACTTTTACCTGAAGGAGCAAAAAGAAGGCGGTAAATCGATTCAGATACTGCAGAGCATCGTTACCCTTCAAATGAAAAAAACAATCGTTAAAACCGCTATGCAGGGCCGTAATGGGACAGTTAAAGAATATATCAATAATGGTGACTGGCAGATTTCAATTCGCGGTGCTTTCGCTGATAACAATCCATACCGGTATCCGATCGAGGACGTGACATCCCTGAATGATATCTGTAACATTCCGGAAGCGCTGGAGGTAGTTGGAGAATTCTTTCAGTTATTCAATATACACAACCTGGTGATTGAAGATTACGAATTTCCGCAACGCCAGGGATATCAGAATATGCAGGCATTTAATATTAAAGCCGTCAGCGATGAACCTATTGAACTTATTTTAAAAGACTAATGTTCCAGCCCCAGTCACATATCGAAATCGGAAAATGGGCCTTTGATTATATGGTTTCAATTACCATTGATCAGAGCATAGAGACGCTCACGGATACCTGCAAGATCACCATCCCACGGAAATTCACATGGGAAGGCAAGCAGGTGGCGATGGGTGATGATCCGTTGCTGAAGGTAGGTGATCAGGTTACTGTGGATCTCGGCTATGATGGTAATTTATTGCGAGAATTCACAGGCTACCTGCGAACCATTAAGAGTGGTGTGCCAGTCAGTCTGAGCGCTGATGATTCTATGTGGATGCTGAAGAAGGGGAGCATTACAAAAAACTATTCAAAAGTCAATCTGAAAGAACTGCTTACCGATATCCTCCCGGAAGGAATGTCGTTCCAGGTTCCCCTGGGGGAGAAGGAAGTCAGCCTCGGCCAGTTTCGCATATCCAAGGCCAGCCCTGCCAATATCCTCGATGAATTAAAGAACACCTATGGTCTGTACTCTTACTTCAGGAATATTGATGGGAAGCAGGTTCTATATTGCGGCCTCGCCTACTGGACGGATCATCGCACTGAACATAAGTTCAGAATGGGTGAGACGGGTAACATCGTGAATTACGACAATCTCGAGTTCCGCAACGCTGAAGATATCCGTCTTAAGATCAAGGCCACTTCAATCCTCCCGGATAACTCACGCATTGAAGTCGAGGTGGGTGATTCCGATGGCGAAGTGAGGACAGTATTTCAGTACAACGTATCAGAGAAGGAACTTAAGGTATATGCAGAGAAGCAATTGGAAGAGCTGAAGTTCACCGGCTACGTCGGCAACTTCACAGCGATGGGTGCGCCATCCGTACAGAAGGGCGATATCGCCACGATTGAGGGTGATAAATATCATCCTTCAGGCAGCTATTTAATTAAGACAGTAAGCAAGACTTCAGGACTGTCAGGCTACAAACAAACCATCACATTGGATCAACAATTAACTGGCTTTTAATATGGATGTAAAAACCGCGTTGAGAATCCTTGTCAGGTCAATTATTCAGAATGAAGAATTGTACTCTGTTGTCTGTACGGTTGATCAGGTGGATGAGGATAAGCGATTGGTGGATGTTACTCCCATCGATGGGAGCGCTCCTATAACTGGCGTTCGCCTGCAGGTGGATGAATCAATGGATTCCGGAGTGGTCATCATTCCGAAGGCTAACAGCAGAGTGACCGTAGCCTTCCTGAATAAGAACGCCGGGTACGTATCGCAATATAGCGATATTGAGAAGATTCTATTCAAGGTAGGAAGCAGCTCCGGAGAGATCTCAGATGATGGTGTGATACTCAATGGTGGCGACAATGGTGGGTTGATCAACATCAGCGATCTGGTACAGAAACTCAACACCATTGAACAGGATTTAAATGCGATTAAAATGGCATTTACGACCTGGACGCCGATCCCAAGCGATGGTGGAGCGGCTCTGAAGACTGCAGCAGCATCGTGGTACTCTCAGCAGTTACAACAGACATCAGTTCAGGAAATTGAGGACAATAAAGTACAACATTAATGGCAAAAGTACAGGACATATTACTTGATGAAAATCTTGATCCCATTATTAAAAATGGTGATTTCGTAATTGGTCCATCCGATGATCAGCACATCGAACTGATCCTGCGCGCAGCGCCGGGTCACTTCAAACAGTTTCCATTGCTGGGAGCTAACGTTACGTCAATGGTGAATGGCATCATTGATGGAAACTACCGGAAATTGATTCGCCTGCAGTTGCAGAGCGACGGTTATAAGGTTAACGAGGTATCATATATTAACGACAAATTGAACATCGATGCAGAGCGCTAAGATCATAAGAGGTGGACAGTCATTATTCGATCTCGCAACTCAGTATTGTGGTGGGCCTGAGAAGGCCGTACAGATCATGATCGATAATGGGATCACTGATTTTTGCGCGACGTTCAATCCTGGTGATGAATTACTGATCGATCAGAGCAGTGATGCGATCAGCGCCTACCTGGCAAAGAAGGGTGTTACAGTGGCCACACAGCCAGCTAAGCTCACCGGGATCGATTATATGGAAATTGAAAACGATTTTATTATTGACTAATATGGCAAGAGAAGTAAGTATCATACAAGCGGAGATATTGGCTCAAATCAGTGGCCAATCAGCATTATCGGGATTGACCAGTACGTCACAGACCGCTATTTATCGGCTGTGGGCCTACGTTATTGCTGTTGTGATGAATATCCAGGAGCAATTGTGGGATGTCTTCAAAATCGAAATTGAAAGCTTCGTGGCCAATATGATTCCTGGTACCATCGCATGGTATCACGAGATCACGCTGGCATTCCAATATGGAGATGCACTGGAGTATATTAATCGTAAGTATCAATATGCCGTCATTGACGAGAGTAAGAAGGTTATCAAGAGGGCTGCCGTGAAGGAGATCTATGGCCAGGTGCGCATTAAGATCTCAGGAGAGGATTTGTCCGGTGAACCGGTACAGCTTTCAACTGGAGTTCAAAACGCATTTACGGCCTATATTAATGCGATGAAATTCGCAGGCACCCCGGTGGCGGTCATTAACCAACCACCAGACCTTTTAAATATTAGCCTTTCAATCGTTTACGACCCTCTTGTATTAAATGCTGATGGAAGCCTTATCACCGATGGAACCTATCCGGTTGAGATAGCAATTCAGTTGTTCCTGGAATCAATTAAATATGGTGGCATTCTGAACCGTACTAAATTGGTAGATGCTATTCAGGCCGCTGCTGGTGTCATCGATCCTGTTGGTGGTACTATTCTGGCCAGAACCGGAATCAGCCAGCAGTGGATCACCGTCGGCCAGAACTATGAGGCCTATTCAGGGTATTTCAAATTGGACACATTAACAGTCAACTATATAGCTAATGTTTAACATCGATTTGAATTGGGTAATTCAGGCACTGCTGCCACCATTCTTGAGAAAGGATGCGATGGTTGCATGGCTGACTTCATTGGTGTCGCAATCGCAGTATTTATGGGCTAAATTCGACCTGTTCCGTGAATCGATGCTGGATCGGGTATCGTTCACCAGCCAGGTTGTCTACCTGGAGAAGCTCCTGAATGATAAGTTCAATTCGTATCCCGATCCGATCTTCATCAGCGACGTGGTAAATGAAGATTTCGTTTACCTGAGTAACCAGGCTGAAGAATTCGAACCCATTTATATAGCCACTGCTTCTGAAGACATAGAGCTCTACATTGGTAATTATTCAGAATACGCAGGTCAGTTCGACTTCATGGTGAACGTTCCTACATTATTATATAGTGAATTAACGGCTAATAACAACGCCTTATTTAATGAAATGAAAGCCCAGATTAATTACTACCGTCTGGCCGGTAAACGATACTTAATTCAACCTTATTGATATGAATCGATTAAAGACAACTGATACTGGCAGAATGCCATTCGTACTTGATGATCTCCGTTTCTCCGAAGAGGCAATCAGAGAAGCAATTTATGGCTTAATCTCGGCTTTCGGAATAGAACCACGTGACTCCTTCAGATTATCGGGATGCGAGATCTCAATAAACGGCAGTGTATACTCGACGACAGCCGGTTACATATGTCTGAATGGAGAAGTCCTGAAGGTTGATGCCCATAATGTTACATTGGTAAATGGCCAGGGCATAAAATGGGCCGTCGGTGTCAGCTATGATCCTTCCGGTAACAAGATCTTCGCTGATCATAATGCTCATGACTGTTATGAGATCAGGCGCGGAATCTTGATATCTCAAAGCGTCGGCATGAACGATATGGATGCGACTGCTCCTTATTTAATCGACCTGATCAAGACGAATTCGAATCTATGCGAGGCTTGGCACAATGTAGGGGAAAACGGTGAGCCAGCATTCGAGCAGACCTGGGCCAATAAGTCCGGGGAAGATGTAGTGGCCTTCCGGAAGGATAATCAGAATGTTGTCCACATCAAGGGAATCGCTACAATCAGCAGCGGTCACGGTGCGATCTTCACTCTTCCGCTGGGGTACCGTCCATCGGCCACCAGGCGATTCGTAACCTCCTATGATGGTAGCGATTTCACTTCATTACAGATCGATCATACAACTGGATACGTGTTCGTTAACACGCTGAATTCAACGGATGTCAACTTAAATATAACCTTTGCATTATGAGTATAGAGATGAGAACGCCCATTACCTACTACGGCGGTAAACAGAAGTTGTGCGGGAAGATTGTAGGGATGCTTCCGGAACATACTCTATATTGCGAACCCTTCTTTGGAGGCGGCGCAGTATTTTTCGCAAAAAAGCCATCTCCCGTGGAGGTGATCAACGATACGAACAAGGAACTGATCAACTATTACAGGGTCGTCAAGAATGACTTTGTTGCCCTGGAACAGGAGATCCGAATCAGCCTCCATGCGCGGGATCTGCATCGCAAGGCAAGGGTTATTTATGAGAACCCTGATATGTTCAACGAGATCAAGAGAGCGTGGGCACTATGGACGCTGGCCACTCAGTCCTTTGCTTCCATCATCGACGGCTCCTGGGGTTACGACAAGGCAAAGAATACAACCTCTAAGAAGATCGCGAACAAGCGCGATTCATTCACCGAGGACTATTCGATCCGCCTGCAGTTGGTTCAGATCGAGTGTACCGATGCCATCCGGATCATTGAGTCCAGGGATGGCGCTGATTCATTCTTCTATCTCGATCCTCCCTACTTCAACAGCGACTGTGGACACTATGATGGCTACACTCTTGAGGACTTCGAAAACCTTCTGAAGGTATGTAAATCAATGAAAGGACGATTCTTACTATCATCATATCCATCCCCAATCCTGGACACTTACGCGAAGAAGTGCAAGTGGTCGCAACAACAATACGTAATGGAAGTAACCGTGGCTAATAATAGCCCGAAGGGCCGTAAGAAGAAGGTAGAGATGTTGACGGCTAATTATGATTTAAGCGGCTTTTAAACGTCGTTTAAATCATCACGTTCTTTGAAATGTTAAAAATGCAATTATTTTAAGAATATTTGCAAAATAATTTGGTAAATGCAATTATGCGTTGTATCTTTGCCGCATAACAATTAAAAATTGCACATATGGAAACTTCTAAATTTATCAATTCGGTTGAGGAAAGTGAAACCTACATGGTTTATGAAGCGCTTAAGAACGCAGGTTTTAAAGTACAGTTGATGTCCTACTTCTCACATGCGTATAACAGGGATAACAACTATTTGGCAATTGAGGTTAAAGAAGCTAATGACAGACTCCCGGAATTATGGTCACTACGTGGAAATATGAAGATCGTTGTAAGCAAATATGTCAGTGATGATATGCCTTACTTCGAATTGCGTAAAAATCAAAATTGCGCAGAATTGGTATCTGATGAAGTTTGGCGAAAGTACGTTGATAAAGTCTATAAAAAATACGATTGGGCAGAAATCAATGTTAACGTCAATGGTGAAAAAATTCAGGGGATAAAAGAGCTGATTTACGATTCAGGGGTCTATGAAAATAGAGTTCAAAATTATGAATCCTATGCTGTATTCTTAGCCCAAAATGCTTCCACGCTCGAAACAACCATTGATGTATTTGTACGAGCAATAAATAGTAATGCAGATTTGAGAAATAAACCAACTGATTATTTGTCTGACATACCCCGTGTAGTTTCTGAATTTACTGAAAATCCTGAATTGGCCTCTCTTATTCAAGAATATATTGAAAATGAAATTATTAAGAGGCTTAGACCTTCTAAATAGCAAAACAATGGATAGACAAACAATAATCATAATTTTATCGCCAGGTAAAGATCCTGAAGCCTGGGGTAATCTTAAGAAGGCCTGTATTGCTAAGGGATTGAGTTACAATAGCATATCGAAAAAAGCGTTACCGTTTGAAATACAAGGACTTACAATTTACAGGGTACCGTTCAGGTAGTCAATTAATTAACAGATTCTTTTAAAAAACGGCCAGCAGAGTGTTATCTTTGCTGGCCGTTTTCGTTTAAAAAAAGTGCACATTCCGTTTTTTAAAAAGTGCACATTCCGTTTTTGCAATTATAATATAGTGGCAATATTGACGTGTACGTACTCGGATCGGATCAGCATGCAAAGGACCATTTCAGGCATAAG